TAATTAAGATTGAAAATCCGTCAAGCTTTTTCTTATTGGCAAGTAAATGCTGGCAATGACATGACCACAAGGTACAGCGCAAAGACCAGGTTAATCCTTAGCAATCCACTACAGATTGTAGCTAAATCTTTAGCGCGTCACTAATGAAACCGGCGCTGGTCACTTGAACACTGCACGCATGAACGCCTGGCAAATCATTAGCAATCCAGTAAGGTTTGACGGGGGGCGGGGGTCAATGAGCTTGAGTTTGTAAATATTCCTATCCTTCAACCTGCCCCAGAAAAAATGTGCAAAGGGGGGATTGTTCCCGAGTGGTAATGTTGCTAGGTGGGTCTAGTGTTTTTGCTAGGAATGTGCGTGATCGGTAACTTATCGCCTTTTTTTAGGTTGTCCGTAGCCCATAATGGCTGGAGATTGAGGTAATGACACAGCTTTTCCAGCTCGCTTTTAGACTCGGCTGATGCTAACGGGATTATGTGATCTATGTGCCATAGGTTTCTATTGTTCCATGACATGCCAGTGGTGAATTTTGATTCTATGTGAGTCTTTAATGTGTCCCAAGAACACCCAAGCATTTGAGCTGTCTTCCTGCCCTTGGAGTATCCCATTAGATTGAATGCCTTGGATGTCCGCTTGCGAAGCCTTTGTTTTAGGGCAAACAATGGGTCTTCTTTTGCCTTACTGGTAGCTCTGCTTGAGGCGTACTTAACTAAATGTTTACGATTTTTGCGCTGCCACTCTTTTGTTTTAGCGTCTTTTTTATCTTTGTTCTTGGCGTACCATTCTTGCCATCTCTTGAGCTTTCTTTGATCCCCCCTACCACGCTCGCGCCTTCTTTGCAAGAGTGCTATGGCATTATCCCATGTAACCCATCTTTGTCCACCCCTGTAGGTTTTATCATAAGCCCAAAAAACAAGGCCATCAGACCTAACCTCAAATTGTCTAAACCTCCATTCTTGGTTGTTGACAATATCCTTAATATCGTGTAATTCCAATTCAGCCTTCTGCATAACGGTAATTGCTTTAGGTTAGTCGATCCCCTTGCTGCAACTTGGGGCATCGGCGTTAACTTTAAATTAAATTTAGAAAAAGTCAAGTATGCCAAGAGGAGATTCTTATAGTCTACAGGGTCAGCAAGGAGGCATTGTGCTTACTGGTGCTGACAGCGCGACTGGTTCATTCCGTTGGATTCAAGCGATTGAGGACAGCGTTCTATTGACCGATACTGGCGAGACTGCTGGTAACCTTACGGACATCATCAACCTCGATGGAAAGACCCTTCCTGCGGGTGCTGGTCTTGGTGGTATTTTTACCAAGGTTCAGATTAGCTCTGGCACGGTTGTCGCGTATTACGCGTAATGTCCCAATTTAGGTCTACTGGTGGGCTAGACGATTCGATTGCCTCTGACGGTGATCGTGGGTTCTTTGCAGTCAACCAGAGATTGCAGCTTAACCAGCTTCAGCCAGGAGAGGTTCGTGAGAGCGTGAATGGGCGCATGGAGGGGTTCTGGAAGCCTCGGAAGAATGTCCAGTTGGTTAGCCCTGCGTTGACTACTGGAGGCAACTCTCTTCAGCTTCCGTTCCATGTGCTGGTCATCCAGAAGACAGTCACAAGCGTTACCCGTGTCGGAACGACCATCACGGTAACTGCGGCATCTCATGGATTTACCAATGGTGACTCAGTGTACATATCTGGGGTTGGTTATACTAGTGGCACAAATCCTAATGGCACATTTACCATTTCTAATGTAGCCACAAACACTTTTGATTACACCTTAACTGGTGCTGATGGCTCTTACACTACGACTGCCAGCACAACCGCAGCCAATCTTACTCAAAACTTTAGAACTATCACCGCTGTTTCCTATGCGGCAAATGTGGTGACCATTACGGTAGTTGGGCATGGGTTGACTATCGGACAACCGGGCAACCTCACGATTTCTGGGATCACCTTTACTGGAACAGACAACAATGGCATCAAGGCTGTTACTGCCACCACCGTTGACGAGCTGACCTTTCCTGTGACTGGTGTTACTGGGATTACTGGAACAAGCTCACCAAAGATTACCCAGATCAATGTAAACGATGCCGCTGCTAGCGAGGTTCTGGCATCCTGCGTGTTCTCTGACCCCAATGACTCCAACAAAGAGTACATCATTGTGGCTCTGGAGACTCTAGCTAAGAAGATTGACATTTCTGCCACACCGATGACGGCAACCACATTGCCATACCCTGTGGGGGCTACGGTTAGTGAGAAGTGCGACATGATCCAATGCTTTGACAAGGTCATGCTTTTCCGTGATGGGCAGCAGGCGTTGGAGTGGTATCCACATGGACGAGCTGTAATTTCTGCATCGCAAGGAGGAACCACGACTGTGACCATGAATGTCCGTGACCACGGGTTGACCGCTGGTACATCTGTGGTGATTGCCGGGTTGACTGGTGGCACACCACCTAATGGAACATTTACCGTAGCCTCTATCATCGACAAGGATAGCTTCACCTATGTCGGGCCTACGAGCCAGACCGTAACATTTGGCGTAACCACTGCCACTATGACAGACGGGTTCACCCTGTCACCCGGTGGCCCGTACACCCAGCCTCAAGTCTTTAACATCCAAGCCAAGGATGTCGATGTGGTAAGCGGATTGGTTTCTGCTGCAGTTACTGGCAACACTACTATTTTTGTTGGAGATACAATCATTATTTACTCAACTGCCACCACTGACTTTCAAGCCATGCTTGGACAGTCCTATCAGGTAGTCAATGCTACTAGTACGCTAATCCAATGGTATGCCCCCATCGGTGACTATAACACCTCGGCATCTGATGTGTTTGAGTTCGGTGGCAGATTCTCAGTAGGTGGTGGATTCATGCATCAGCCCGGCGCACCTTGGGGTACTTACTTCCAACGACGAATCTGGGTTCCGTATTACTATGAGCCGGGTGGCACATTTGGTTCTTACACATATACTAGTCGTAAGATCACCGACGAAATTGTGGCATCCGACATTCTGGACACCACCACCTTCGACCAGATCGCCAACCAGTTCCGAATCTCTGGTGGTACGGCTGATTATGTGGTGGCCATGCACGGATTCTACGATGATGCGCTGGTAGTTCTTAACAGAAATAGCCTCCACATTGTGGCTAACACTCAAGGAAGTCTTACTGACACGGTAGTCAAAGAAATGACTAGCGAGGTTGGCTGCTTGGCTCGCAAAACCGTGGTGATGCAGGCAAATAACATGCTTTTTCTTTCAGACAATGGAGTCTACGGGCTTACATTTATGAACGATTACAACCTTCGCGGCACGGAAGAACCACTTTCCAAGAATATCCAGCCGTATATCGACAGAATCAATAAAAACTTGGCGGATAAATCAGTAGCAATCCTTCACGATAACCGATACTACATTGCAGTACCGCTAGATTCCGTGCCAAATGGTAATGATGCGCGTGGAAATAATGCGGTTTTGGTGTACAATTTCCTCAATAAAGGCTGGGAATCAGTAGATACTTACAGCGATTCTAGGTTTTTAATTGAAGACTTTGTAGTTGCCACCGCAGGGGTGCGTAATGACCTATATGCAATTGCCGCCAATGGTGGGCTGCACAAAATGGAGTCAAGTGAGTCTAATACAGACTATCTTGGAATAGATAATTCAAGCAATAGCCAGTCTGCTGTGGTAAATTCCTACCTTGTAAGCAGAGGATACGATTTTGGAACTCTTGAGCGCAAACGATTCACTGATGCCCAAGTCCAGATGCAAGCACTCGTCAACGAGCAGGCCGAATATAACATTGCATTTGCGGCCGAAGACCCAGACTCGTCTGTGGAAATTGGAAGCACCACCACGTTCCTTGGTGGTACTACGCTAATTGCCGATGGCGCAGGTGAATCTGAAACGGCCAGCATCCGCTGTAGGCTCGGTGGGGTTCGCGGATATACAGGAACAATGACATTGACAAGAACTATTGGTTCCCCTAAGGTCCACTCTATTCAAGTCTCTGGTTCCATAACTAATAGACAAATCCTTTCACAGAAATAATCTCATGGGCGTTGTAAATACTACCTACACATTTACTGGAACCGACACAATCACGAGTTCCAAGCTAAACAACATTATTGACGACACAACATTTACTAGCGATGCCATCTCGGGATCTACATTACAGATTGTTTCCCCAGGAAAACTGGCAGTTGCCGCTGGTGGTATTACATCTAATGAACTTGGATCTAACTCTGTAACAACAGCAAAAATTACTGACGCTAATGTTACCACTGCAAAAATAGCGGACGCTAGTGTGACTCCTGCCAAATTGTCTAATTCTGATTTTGGGGCATTTACTGTAGCATCAGGTGTTGCAACACTAGACGATAATTCTGTGACAACTTCAAAAATCACAGATGCAAACATTACTGCCCCAAAACTAAGTGGAACGCAAACTGGAACCGCACCAATTTTCGGGATTCGAGCATGGGTGAATTTTAACGCTCAAGCAAATACAGATCTTTCTGGAACATACGCAAGAACTAGCTCAACAACTGTCACCATTACGGCAACAGCTCACGGTCTAATCGCTGGCAACGCAGTATTTATTGATTTTGCTGTTGGCACTGGAACAGCTCCATTTGACGGTTTGTATTTAGTTGATTCCGTAACTGACGCAAACACATTCACGGTAATTAGTTCAACGACGACCACATCGACTGGTACAGCTACATTAAGGCGTAAAACAATCCGTGGTTCAGGTAATGTATCATGCGTTTCTGCTGCATATTCTGGAGCCAATCCAGCAAGCCCCCCAGCATCAGACCAATCTGCCGGAAATGGTTATTATGTTTTAAACTTTTCTACAGCAATGCCAGATAGCAATTTCTGTGTGAGTGGTGTTGTAAGTCAAGATGGTGAATTAACATCAAGTTCAGGCAACGATGTGCTTGGTGGATCTGCATATAATGAAAAATGCGCTTTTATCACGAGTATTAGCGTAGCATCATCAGCAGTAGCTTGTCTTTATAATAATGTTCAAATTATTAGATGAACCAGCACCTAGCCAAAGTATTTCATGAACCTAGACCTTTCACATATTGACCCAGACATTCTCGCTACCTGTAGCGAGTCTGACAAGGTTGAGTATGCTATGTTTAAAAGTGAACAGAAGGTTGATTTACCGTTGACTCATGTTTTTACTCCCGGTTTGTATGTCAGAACAATTTTTATGCCAGCCGGGTCAATAGTAATGTCAATGACTCATAACACTAGGCATCCATTCATTATTAGCACTGGAGAGGTTGATGTGGTTACACCAGATGGCCCAGTTACACACATTGCTCCGTATATGGGTATTACAGAACCGGGAACTAAAAGATTTCTGCATGTGAAAAAAGATACAACATGGACTACTTTTCACGCCAATCCTGAAAACATTGAAGATCCAGACCAAATTGTTCAAATAATTTCAGAAGAACTTCACAATCCGCTGCTTGACGACAACGACATGCAAAACCAATTGTGGAAAAAAGATGTTTCAAGTTCAAAAATAATTAACGCAATTCACGATATGATTACAATTCAAGATCCTCAATTAAAAATTGAAAGCGAGGTGATGCTATGAGTTTAGCAGCGGTTGGAACAGCTGCGGTTGTAGCTGGAGCAGGTGCATCAATCTACGGTGCATCTCAAGCTGGCAAAGGTGCTGGTAAACCACCTAGACCAGTTGATATATTTGATGTAGCAACCAAGGGTAAGTACAAAGGAACCAATTTAGCCCAACGACAAGCAACTGGTCTTTTTGAAAATTACTACCCAATGGCCATTCCATTGGCGTTACGCGCAAGCGAGCAGTATGGGCCTCAACTCATGGCCCAAATGTTCGGGCAGACTGGGCAATTCCTTGGTGGTGTTGAAGGTCAACCGGGTTTCCAAGCCTTGCAACGCACAACTGGAACTGAAGCTGGTAAGACTTTGGCTCAACTTCGCGCCGAGGAGTTGGCACAGCAGGCTGGTCAAGCTGGAATGACGCGCAACCTTATGGCCGCGCTATCTCCAGAGCAGGCGGCAGCAGTTCAAGCGTCAGCGCAAGAAGCAGCAAGGGCTAGGGCATCTGCTCAAGGAGTAACCGCAGAAGAGCGCAGAATGTACCAGCAGGCCGCGAGAGAGTCAGCACAGGCATCTGGTCGTCTTGGTGGTAATGCCGCAATTGCCGCAGAAGTAATGGGACGGGAGAACATCATGGCTCAGAAGCGAGCCGAGGCAGCACAGGCTGAAAAACAAGCCTACGCTCTAGCTGGTGAGTTCTACACCAACCCGGGTCTTCAGGCGTTGCGTAACGCGCCACTGTCGTATCAGGCTGGCCAACAAGACCTTAGAACAGCTCTAACACTTGGCCCTGCGTCATCTGGGGACTTTGACTACAATATGCCTCTTAACTTTGCCCAGCAGGCTGCTGGAGCGGAAAACCAATACAACCAAGCAGTCTATCAGACCAACCTAGCTAACCAACAAGCCAAGGCACAAATGTGGAGCGGAATTGGAAGCTCACTTATGGGCATGGGAATGAATATGGGTGGTGGTGGATTTAACTTTGGAGGAGCAGGCGCTGGAGCTGGAATGCAAACCGCACAAAGCCCTTGGGGAACAGTAAGATATAGCTACATCTAAAATTATGGCACTATTCGCAGGACAAGTACAAACAGCACCATATCAATCGCCAGACTACGGGCCTTCCGTAGCCGCTGCGCGTGATCTAGCTATGGCTAGGGCGCAGGGGGTTGCTGGTGTGGTAGGAAAAGTTGAAGACTACTTCAAGGAGCAGGGGGAGAAGAAGAAGGCACTTAAACAAGCGTCATCTCAAATTCAAGCCGCGCTCACATTGATGCCGGAGCTATCGCCAGTTCTCTCTGGAATCTCTGGCAATCTTAAGGATGAGAACATCTCTCTTGACGATAGGTTTGCAGAAGCGTCTATTGTTGGTGATCTAATTAAGAATAGCATTAGCGCGCTTCAAAGCCATCAAATGATGAACCTTCGCCAGCAGAAGTTTGCCGCATCGCAAGCAGGCGGTGGTGGCGAAGAAGACTCCTCAAACATAAACCCATTTACAGGACAACCCTACTAATATGGCTGAACAAGTTCAATCACTATCAAGTCTTCTTCCAGAATCTTCGCCATTTGGTCGCAAGTTTATGGAGGCTGATGTTCTTATTTCCGATCTTGAATATGCCGGTTACAGCAAACCGGCTCAAGATTACAGAAACAAAATTATCTCTCAAGTCGAACTTGGGAAGATGGCAAAAAGCCCAAAAGAAGTAAAGGCTATTGCATCTAACATTGAGGGAATGCTTGGAGGACTAAAGTCGCTTTCTAAAACAACTCTCGAAAAAGCTCCACAACCAGAGGAACCATATACATATATCACTCCAGAACAAGAAATCCAACAATATGGTGGGCCGCTTGAGGGAACATATGTAAAAAAAGGTGCTGGTGGAAAACCAGAAAGAATTGAACCAAGTAGAACATATGCAAGCCCAGAAGAACAGCTTAGACTTGAACAACTGAAAGCGGCAGACCAAACATTAGGAGATGTTAAAAAAGAAGCGGAATCATTTCTTAAAATAACCCCTGAATTAAATCAACTTAATAAGTTGCTAGACAGTGGCGTTCAAACGGGTAAATTCCAAAATGCAATCTTGCCACTAAAGCAATTTGCTACTGATCTTGGTGTTCCTGTTGGTGATGTCGCAAGCCAAGAGCAATTTAGGGCTATTTCTGGACAACTTGCTTTAACATTTGGTCAAAAACTAAAAGGCAGTATGTCAGATGGCGATAGGGCGTTGCTTGTTGATAAAATATCCCCATCTGTTGGCCTAACCCCAGAGGGGAATAAAATGATCATTGAGTTTTATAAAGCTGGAGCTGAAAAAAACAAAATGATTAGAGATACTGTTCTTAGAGGCAGGAAGGAAGGAAAGAATCCGTATGAGATTGAAGAAGAGGTAAACAATATAATTGATAGTGATATTATTGTTGAAAAGGTCACTAAAAAGTTCCCTCAACTCATGGAACAGGGCCAGCAAGCAACTCAACAACCTACAATAAACTTGAGTCCAGGTGCTTCAAGCGCACTTGAAAGAGCTAAGGCATTGAAAAATCAAAATAAATAATCTAAATGGCCGACGAAAAACTAGACCAAGAGTTTAAGTTAAAAATTGACGAGATAAGCTCGGCAATGGAAACGCTTGGAGGCGCTTTATCTCAAGCTGAGTCGTCTGGCGATCAAAATGCTGTCGCTCAAATCACCTCTGATATTTTAACTCTTGAGCAAGAAGCTGCAGGCATTCAGCAACAAAGGGCTGAAATGATGTTGCAAATGCAGCAGCCACAACAGTCATCTCAACAGGCAGCAAGAGAATCGCTTGCAACTGGAGCATATAAGGTTTACGAAGAAAAACCAAGTACTGAGGTTAGTTTTCCATATGGCGGAGTGAGGTTTCAAACTGGAGCAACTCAATCAGTCAAAAAAGATGAAACTGAAAAAAATCTTTCAACTCAAATCGCACAGGCGCTGGGGGTTTCGCAAGATAAAGTTGATCTCAAAGAAGGCCTTCCGGTATCCGATCGAATTGCTCTTGATTGGTTTCAGAATCCAGAGTTAAAAGCGGAGTACATTAGAAAAAATTATCCAGATAATTCAGAGGCTCTTGTTGTTGATGGAGAGCCAGTATTTGCGGTTAGAACTAACGATGGAAAGGTATCACTCTCGACCGGTAGCGGCGGATCTATTGAAAATGCTTTAGCGATTACTGGTGGGTTGGCTTCTGAGGCAATCCCAATGGCGGGGGCTATTGGCGGCGCAATGGTTGGAACGCCAGCTGGAGCTGGTGCTGGAAGTTTTGTTACTGGCCCAATGGGTGCTGCAATTGGATACACGGCAGCCGGAACAGCTCAAGACACATTTGTTCAGTGGCTTACTGGAGTTGACCAGCCAGCAGTAAAGACATTTACTGATAGAGGGAAGGAAGCTCTTATTGCCTTGCCAATTGATTTGGTAACAGCTGGAAGCGGGAAGTTTTTATCAAGGAGGCTTGGTGCAAATTCATTGCAAGATGCTCAAAATGCCACCTTGCAATCTATTGAGAGGCTTAAAAAACAAGGTATGGAATTTGATGTTCCTGCTGGAATTAGATTTGGCCCAGCTGGTCAAGAAACACAAAAGATTCTAGCATTCCAGAAAAAAGGCAAATTGCTTAGGAGGATGGAGAAAACCCAAGAGCAATTGTTAGATTATAACAACGCCCTTCTTAATGGGTTGCCAAATGAGGCCGGAGTTTATCAAAAAACAATTGAAAGTCTTAAAAAAGACCATGACGCTCTTGTCAACCAAATAGCTGGAGACGACCAGCAAATTAAAAACCTTATTCAATCAAACCTTCAAAAAAGGATTGATGCCTTACAGGTAGAGATTCCAGATAAAGAACCAGCTGGGAAAATAATTAAAAAAATCTTAGATTCTGCAGAGGACGAAGCAAATATTATTAAATCTGATGTTTATTCTGATTTTTACTCTTTATCTAAAAAGAACAAACTCAAGGTCAATCCAGACTCAATGGCTGATGTTCTTTTTGATTTAAGGATGGACATGAAAGGCATGAGAAACCCAATAATTGACAAAATAGAGGAAGAACTAAGGCAAAGAAAATTTAATGTAAAAAAATACAACGATTTTAAAAAGTCCGTCAAAAATGGTGAGGTTCAAGGCGATCGAGACACAATAAGCAGAATGCTTAGAGATTTGCAATCACAGGCCGGCCCATTGGATTATGAAACGATGAACGCCTATATAAAGAGAATCTCAAAAGCTGTGCCTGAAGGCGGGGCTGTTGGGGGAACTGAGGCACAGCAAGTAGCAAGCATGGCTGAGGCTAGGCTTCAGCAATTTAGAGATTCAATTTATAAGCGTGACAATATGGCTGGTGCGTGGGCGAATGCCAGGTTAAAGATGCAAGAAAGAATGTCTTTTGAGGGGCAAACTCCAGCAAGAATGATGAAAACAATATTTGGCGATGATGTTATGACACCATCCCAAGTAATGAATACACTTATTTCAGACCCAACAAAAACAAGACAAGTTTTTGATCTTCTTAGCAAAACTCCAGATCCGGGACTTGCCAGTCAACTTCCATTTATTAGAAAACAAGCTCAAGACATTTATCTTGATTCAATTGGATTAAGTAGAAGGCCTGGCATTGGCGCAAAACAGGTAGACTTCAATCCAGAAGTCGCAAGGGTTTTGTGGGGCGTTGACAGAAAAGGAAATATCAATGAACTTTCTGGAAACAGGATTGTCCAAAAACTCAATTACTTAAATAAAGCATTTGCCGATGCAAAGGTTCCAATTAAAGACATTGGTCCAGATGACATTAACGCATACTTTCAAACGCTTGATGAAAATTCATCAAAAAGTTTGGCTAACGCAATGATTTCAAAAGCAAAGGCTCAAGATGACCTTGATAGATTTACAAATAACAAGGTTGTTGAGCTTGCACTAAAGGGTAAATGGGAGTTCCTCGATGGAGATTCGCTTCCAAAAGCGTTGATTTCAAATACAACTTCATATCGTGAGGTTGGAAGGGTTTTGTCAAAAATGCCAGATGGGGAAAAACAAGTGCTTGCAAATGATTTCATGCGCGAGCTGCTTAATAATTATCCCGGAGGAACTCCGATGAGCCGCGCTCCATACGCAACATTCTGGGACGCAAAAAGATTTCTTAAAGACATTGATACACCAAAAGGCAAGTCTGACCTTGTGCAAAAAATGGAAAGGATTCTTGGGCCAGAAAAAACCCAAGAGTTTATTGATGTGTCGCGTGTAATGGATGCTACATCTATAAGCAATGCGCTACCCAAAGATCAATTGAGATTTACAGCAGGACTTGGTGGTTTTAGCTTTTATCTTGCTGAGGGATTAACATCATTTGCTAGAAATGGATTCTATTCTGCAATGCTTGGATCTAAGGCGGCAGATCGTTCTGGATTGCTTAAATTTATTGCGCGTGATGCTGGGCCACAAAAGACGGAAGAAGCGTTCAGAAAAGCCGTAAAGTACACAATTGGAACAAGGGCTGGAATCCAAGCCTTAATGGAACAGTCAAGAAATGATCCAAGGGTCGCAGCAGAGCTTCAAAAATTTGCTGCAACGATGAATCAAAGCGAGATTGAGGCTCAAGAAACAATTGACAAAGATCGGTCGATGCAAAAGTAGTTGCGTTCTACAGAAATAAACGCTAAGGCTTGCTTGCAAACCAAATGAGCGACGAAGACCTATCAGCGATTGATAGTAAAGAGGCGATGAAAGAGTTCTTCCTTGAGGTCAAGGAAAGGGCCAAGCAATTCCCTCGGAACACTATCGAGAACTACAACCCGAATGTGGCGGCACAGATCCTCTGGATGCTGGCGCAGGGTGGTCGTATTAGCGTTATTGCCCAGAAGTGCAAGGTCAGCCACGAGACTGTACGCTCGCTTGAGTGGAGACACAACGATACGCTGGAGTCAAAGCGCAAAGAGTTTTCCAAGCGATACGCCATTGCTGCCGCTGAGTACACGGACCTGCTATTTGAAAAGGCCGAGCAGTTGAGCCGCGACCCAGACCAGCTCAAGGCAATCTCCCCAGACCGATTGGCGTTGACTATTGGCATTATGACCGATAAGGCTGGACAGCTTTCTGGCATGGCGAGTACTATTGTTGAGCATCGCAAGGGGCCATCTATTGATGATGCCGCCAAGATGATCGCAGAAGCCAAGTCCCGTATTGCTAATAAAGTCAAAGCCCAAGCAGTTGAAGCAGAGATCGTAGACTAATGCAATGGCGTAAGCACCCAATCCTCCAGCCCCCTACTGATGACGAGGTGGCAATAATGGAGCCAGATGAACTTGTGGAACTCCACAGGGTTTACCATGAGGCTATTGATAACGCCGAGAAAGACCCATTTCGCTATGGCTTTAGGCTTCCGCATTGGGAAAAAGCGGAGGAGCAATTGCAGGAGGTATCTGAGATTTTGGCATTAGGTGGAAATCGCAGCGGCAAAACTGCATGGGGATCATTCTGCGTGGTCAAGGCGGCTATCGAGAATCCAAAGTCTGAGATTATGTGCTTCGCTCAAACATCCGAGGTGAGCATTCGCCAGCAACAGAGTGCCGTATGGGAGTGGCTACCAGCGGAGATGCGTACCAAGCAGACATCAGCTAATGCCTACATTTCGTACACGAAGAAGAATGGCTTCACGGATAACTCGTTGATCCTACCTAATGGGTCGCAGATTATCTTTAAGACTTATTCACAATACCAGAACAATCCTACGATCCTAGAAGGTGCGGAGCTTGGAAGTCGTGATCCTAAGTGGCACAATATCGGTGTTTGGCTCGATGAGTACCTTCTAGGCAACGAACTTATTGACACCCTACGATTCCGTCTTGCTACCCGCAACTCCAAGATGCTGGTGACCTTTACGCCCATTGATGGCTGGACTGAAGTTATTAAGGAATACTTAGATGGTGCGGTTAGCGTGTGCAGCAAGGAGGCAGAGTTGCTCAATGGAGAGCTTGTCCCCTATGTCCAGCGTAGTAAGAAGCGCAACGCATCCGTCCATTACTTCCATTCCAAGGACAACCCTTTCGGTGGCTACGAGCGAATCAAGGAGACACTGGTGGGGAGGCCAAGGGAGGAGATTCTGATTCGTGCGTACGGGGTTCCTGTAAAGTCCCACGCCACCAAATTTCCCAAGTTCAACAAGGAGGTTAATGTGGTTAGCCCCGACAAGATCCCGACTAGTAACATCACTCGTTACCATATCATCGACCCTGCTGGATCGAAGAATTGGTTTATGGCATGGATTGCTGTGGATGCCTCTGGGACATTCTGGGTCTACCGCGAGTGGCCTGGCGTTGAGGTTGGTGACTGGGCAGAATGGAAGGGCGGCAAGTGGATGCCGGGACAGGGTGCTAAAGGCCAAGGGTTTGGTATCCGTGACTACATGGACTTAATTGCCGAGCTTGAAGGTGATGAGAAAATCTTCGAGAGGCTAATCGACCCTCGCCTTGGAGCCGCTAAATACCAGTCGTCAGATGGCGCATCGAGCATTATCGAGGACTTGAATGACGCTGGAATGGTCTGTCTTCCAGCCCCTGGCTTAGACATTGACGATGGCCTTCAAGCACTTATTGGCAAGATGTCGTGGGATACAACTAAGCCAGCCGACTCCGTAAACCGACCGCACTTCTATGTGTCCGAGGAATGCGAAAATATCATCCAAGCATTGAGCGAGTACACAGGTGACGGTGGCCTCAAGGAAGCATGGAAAGACCCAGTCGATGTGCTTCGCTACGCTGCAATCGCAGGAATAGATCATGTTGACGAAACCCGTAATTTTGCTACAAGACAAGGAGCAGGAGGCTACTAATGGACAACCTAGAACAAACCCAAGCATTTAGCGATACGCTTGATGCCGCCATTGACAGATTCACCCAAGAGTTCGACTTGAGCTATGCCTCGGTCATTGGGGTGCTTGCAATGAAGGCTATCGAGATCACAATCCAATCATCTATTAACTATGAAGACGACGACGAAACCAGCAGTTAAGCGAGGCCGCCCCCGCAAGATTAAGCCAGAAATTCAAGATTCCACCTTGGAATCTCAAGATGGGTTCAGTTATGAAGGGGATTATCTAGTCATCCGTAAATGCCCAAATCCAAGCTGGGTCATGGTTCGGATGGATGGGGAGGCGGTTCCAGTTAAGTGTCCACCTAGGGTATCGCACAAACTAGTTGGCAAACCTATAAAAGTTGCTATGATTCGCCCCGAAGTAGGCGAGGAGTTCTACGAATACATGCCATCATGAGCGCACCAACAGAAGAGCAAGAAGAGTCGATGATCTATGCCGAGGACGGCCCGAATGTCATGGCGTTAGCTGACGCATATGACAAGTGTCTTATTGACTTGGAGGAGTATTTCGAGGCTTGCCTTCGTTCCTATGACGACCGCCGTAACCTGTGGCCTGGGAAATCTGACGACCTCCGCAAGCAAGGCGCAAATGCTTTCCCTTGGCAAGGAGCATCCGATATTGAGGTCAATGTTATTGGGGAGCGTATCAACGCATTTGTGTCCATCCTAGACCAAGCCTTGCAGCGTTCTCACATCAAGGCATTCCCGACATCTATGGCATCCATGCCACGGGCCTCGATGGTAAGCGGATTCCTTAAATGGATGAGGTCTACCTACATTCCTAACTTCCGTCAGCAGATGGAGTTGGGTGCGAATTATCTGCTAGAGAAGGGGCTGATGGTGTCATATGTCGGATGGAAGCGAGAAAAAAGGACATATTTGCAACGAGTATCCATCGAGGAAATCGCACAAGTCTCCCCTGATCTAGCAGAACTTATTGCCAGCGGCGCAGACGACGAGATGGTCAAGGGTATGCTCCAGACAGCATTCCCAGATCTATCCGATAAGCGCACCAAGAAAGCTATCCTCGATCTCCGCACCAAAGGATTTGCTGAAGTTTCTATTCCTCGCACCTCGGTAGATTGCCCAGTAGTTTACTCATGCGCCCCCGATGGCGAGGTGTTTTTCCCTGCCTATGTGACCGATCCGCAGCGTTCACCCTATGTCTTCTGGCGCACATTCATGACGGCTCAAGAGCTGGAGAAGAAGGTAGCTACCGAAGGCTGGGATGCTGATTGGGTCGAAAACGCCATCCAAACCCTGCGTGGAAAGGATTCCATGTATCTCGATGGCGAGAAGCTAAAGACAATCGACCGCCTGCCTATTACGGACGACAATGACCTTGTGATGGTGGTCTACGGCTATCAACGCCTCATCGACGAAGAGGATGGTTCTGAAGGCATCTACTGCACAGTCTTCCACCCTACCACCGAGGGATACGCAAAACACGAACTACTCAATGGCTATGACGACTACCCCTTTGTGGTTACGCGCCTATCGAACGACCAGAAGCGAATGTACGAAACACAGACATTCTCGGACATCCTCCGTGGAGCGCAAATGCAAATCAAGACCGAGCGTGATTCTCGTATTGATCGTGCTTCTCTGGCTACTCTCCCTCCACTACTGCACCCGGCTGGTCGTCCTCCCTCTGATTGGGGGCCAGGAGTAAGGGTTCCATATCGCCGCCTTGGCGAGATCCAATGGGGGCCGCCGCCTCCAGCCGACAATGGTTCTATTGAGGTTGAGGTATCCATGACCGCACAAGCCGACCGTGCTGTTGGTCTGGATATGTCCAATCCAATCTCCGCTTCTCGCCAGCAATTCGTGGTATCCAAGTTCTTGGATCATGTCCGCGATGTACTCAACATGGCGTGGAAATTGTATCAGCGCATGGGGCCAGATGAGGTGTTCTTCCAAGTTACTGGAAATCCCAACCCACAGGTGATGACCAAGGGTTCGGCTGACGAGAACTTCTCCATCGTAGTGAACTTCGACTCACAATCTAATGACCCAGAGACGGCTGAGACTCAGCTTAAGAACATGGTGTCCTTGGTGCAGCTCGACCGCAATGGAATCATGGATGTGAATAAGTTGCTTGAGTTTACGGCATCCAGCATCAACCCAATTTTTGCTGACTATGTTCTACAGCCTGCCGAGGAAGCCCAGCAGAAGGTGATGAAGAATGTCACAGACGACCTTGCTAAGATCTTCGCTGGCATCGAGGTTCCTGCCCAGCCAAACGGCGCACAGATGGCAATGCAAATGATCCAAGCCTATGTCCAGCAACCAGATGTGGCAGCACGCGCACAGCAGGACGAGGCGTTTGCAGCACGACTCCAGAAGTACAGCCAACAATACGAGATGATGCTAATGCAAGCACAGAACGCTCAGATAGGACGAGTTGGTACGACTCCAGCTCAAATGGGCGGTGTGACCACCCAAGGAATGCAACAAGGATAATCTATGAAAAAGCCAAAATCTAAAGCAGCCAAACAGGCGAAGGTTGGTAAGGTGATGAGTGAGTACAAAGCAGGTACTCTCCATGCTGGTCGTGACCCTAAAGGCCCGAAGAAAGCACCTATCGTTAAGAACCGTAAACAAGCGGTTGCAATTGCCCTTAGCTCTGCCGGCATGTCCAAGAAACGCAAGTGATATGAAAAAAGGAAAATCATGTGGCTGCGGCCACGAAAAGATGGAGCGCAAAGGTAAAGGCAAAGGCAAGGGCTATGTCGAGATTGAGATCAAGATGAGCCGTGCGCCCAAGAAGACTGCTAAGCGTAAGTGATGAAAGCCAAGATGCTCAAGCGTAAGGATGGTTCCATGTCCAAGCGTGGCATGTGGGATAACATTCGTGCCGCCGCTGGATCTGGCAAGAAGCCTACCAAGGAAATGCTCAAGCAGGAGCGAAAAATCAAACGCGCAGAGAAACGAAAGTAATATGACACCCATACCCAAACCAGACATCCAAACCGCAGTAGAAGCCCTCCGTGATCGTGAGGAATATGCCGCAATTCTCCAGTTTATCTACGACGAGCGCGAGAAATTCTTCGGTGACCTACGCCAAGCAGAATCCTCTAACGATGTAATGAAGATCGCAGGGTCTGTGGCTGCCCTAGATGAGCTACTCTCAGTCCTCTCTTGACAAACCCCGTCTAATCTGCTAACGCTTTCCACGCATTCAACTTCGGTTGCGTGTTTTGTTTCGTTTAGTTCATTGTTTCAGTTTGGGTTGACACCCTCGGGAGGTTGCAAATCTCTCGGGGGTGTTTCTTTTATGCGATTAGAAACATCTTATCAAGAGCGTCTTCTTCTTCAATGAGCCGATTGAAGTCTTTGATGTGATTGGCGTACTCAATATCTTCATGGAAATCACTCATAATTTCTATTCTGTGTGGATGCCTCATCTTTCGTATGGCATGCTCTCTAATCCGATAAGCCCTCCCCGTGCTAATTCCAAGTAACCTACCAAGTTCGGCGGCCTTTATATCCATATTCTGGAGCATGAAGATCTCCCTGTGATCTACACCAGATTCTAGTATTTCCCGCCAGAACCCATTAAGGTCAACCTTGCAGTTCGATGGGAGCTTTTCAGCCTTCTG